CTTACTCATGTTAACAAAGTTGACCGTCCACCACATAAAGCTCATCGCAATGAACCCCGGCTTGCCATAAATGAGGCTGTAAATGAACCAAGGGATAGAATGAGTGAGCACAATGAGCCAACCCCACCAATACTTCTTTCCAACGTACCACATACCCGTGATACCGAAGAGCTCAAAGGCAAAAAGAATCCAAGTCCAAGTTGATTCAGTCATCAAACACTTTTTCTTGACCCCAAACTCTCACAACGGGCATACACACATCGTGATCGTCTTCAAACTCAGAGTATTCTTCATCAGTAAACAGAAATCCATCGTGAGTTACGCACCAAACATCGCTAACCCACCCCTTTTCCTTACCGATATCAAGCCATTCCCAGAAATCAAGTTTCATTTTCTAAACTTCCAATCAATTCGTTTACATCTGAAAACAGGTAGTCCTCATCGGCGGATGGAACTTCTAAAAACTTGAAGTGTGACTGAGAAGTCACCATCAACCGATGAGGGCCTGCAGATCCACAATTCCAGCAAATCTCAGGATTCCTTTTCTCCAAAGCCCAACCGCATTTGCAGTCACACATATACGCTTTGACATATGGAGTGAAAGAATTCATTTCAAAATATTGTATCAGAATACTGGGTGAGATTCCTCAGGGAGAGAGGACACAGATTCTTTTACCTTAGATTTTAACTTCTGGACTTTGTGGAGAATCAGATATCCGATCAGATCATTTTCTGGATCTTCATCTTCATCATCCTGCCGATTCATAATCCTAGAAAGTTTGTCATCCATACGAACTCTCAAAGCGTCTTCGGCTGTACCCCGATAAAAGATGTTGACGGGATCAATGGCTGAATCGCCGTACTTCCGGTTTTTCATGATCAACATTTCTTTTATCTCGTCACACACAAAAGCAATAATCTCCTGTGTGCTTGGGGCGCTAGATTGTGACATTCGCCAATCCGCGATTCTTGACATTGCTAATAGTTTCGGCAAGAACAATTGCGTAGTGTTCGATGTCAACATCTTCAATGATTGCCTTTTCATTCAGCATCACATTGAGGGCTGCGAGAATATGGAGAGCAGCGAATCCGGAACTGATACATCCAGCACCGACTCCGGAAAGCTTGACAGTCTTTGCGAAAGACTTGCCTTCTTCATCTTCATCGACAATTGTAACGTGGTTGTAATATCCATCGGTGATCGTTTCCGTTACGTTAAACGAATCTCCTGTTGCAGCAAGGAACATGAAAGCATCTTCCAATACTGTACTGATCTCAGGTGTGCTGAGAAAATCTTTAATATCCATTTTTTCCTCCAGTTGTTGGTGGGTTTCAAGCCGGTTGGCTTGGACATACTTTACCACACAGTTCAGAGATAAGTGACGAAAACGCTAATTATATTCAGAGTTCGGGTAATTGCTTGCGGTCATACCAGATTCTATGAATCTCAAGCTTGTCGTATGCTTCCTCTGACGAGTAGTATACCTTGGCGTAAGCTTTACGGGCGGGCTCATCGAAAGCCTCGCATCGATCATTCATGCAGATATACAATGCCTTATAGATTTCCGGGGATTCGGTGACATGGATTGCATCAACGAGCTCTAGCTTTTTATTGCAATATGTGCAGTATTTATCTGAATATGGAAATCCTTGAATAATTTGTCCCATTAACTGGCCCCGGAAGAATTGATTAAGATTCATCAAAATACTCCACAAGTCTAGTTAACTGATCAATAATATTTGGGATGCAATCCAATATGGCATTAATTTCAGCCATATCGTAGTAGCCCCTCTCTTGAATCTCAAGCCACCATGCTGGAGTGACAATGCCCTTGTCGTTGTAAACAGCGACGTTCAGCTTGGTGGTGGGCTCCATTTCTTCATCAAAAATTTCTACGGGCATTCCGTCATTGTATCAGGAATCAGAGATATTTTTCTGCTCTTCTGAAAGATGAGTTATTTCATGGTTAGCCTGCCAAACTTGAACATTGTCAAGACGCTCATCAAGGCGATCAACCTTCTTGTCGATACCAGTAATTTGGCTGCTAAGGTGACTGAGTAAGGCTTTGTTGTCATTATGCTGGGAAGTATTCTCTTCTCGGAACATTTCTGCCCCAGCCTTCATTTTCTCTGACTGCTTCTTGTTGGACTTAACCATTAGGATCAGACTACTACCCGCCGTGATCATTGCTATAGTGATAGGGACTACAACTACCTCCGCTATTGAGATGTAATCAGCCATTATGGTCCTCCAAATTAATTAATGCTAAAGCCTTAATACTCATTAACTAATTATAACTATGGAGGCATTTTAATGCCAGCCGATGAGTGAGTATACAAAAAAATCCGGGGATCAGGTTGCGAAGCTCTGAAATCGATGGTACTCTCGTTTTAGTTGTAAAACTGTGATCACAGAATGAGTCTTATAGATTTGGTTTCGCGTACTATAGCACCGAAATCCTTTTTGTGGTTCTCATTTTTTTTTATCGCTGGAAAATTCCTTATATATTATTTATAAAAAATATATTGTTTATAATATATATATCACTGGATATATAGTAATAAGTATGGTATAGAGTCTCATACCACTGGTAGCAATCTCGTATATGCCAGTCACTCATGTGCTATGCTAGCTCCAAGCCCCTAGGGGACTGGAATCTCCTATAGATTCTATAGACTGGAGAATAATGAAAGAATACTACGAATTCCTTATGTTTGAACTTAAGGATATTGAAGAGGAATTTGATATTCCTTCTCAAATTGCTCATGAAATTTGTTTACTTCTTAGTTTAGAAAATAACTTCATTCCAGAATCTTTTTTTAGATTATATCTCTCTAAATTAGGTACAGATTATTCTGTACTGTATAATGCCGCAGCTTATTTTTCTGGAGCCAAATTTTTGAAAATTGAGTGTGACTGCCCGGAATCTGATAAGATGCTTTGTGATCTTCATTCAGTCAGCGAAAGCGCTTTTTATGAAATCGGTGCAGATGACTTTGCAAACACCACATCCAAGTGGCAGAAGATCAATCAAAGTATTCAGATGATAAGGACTTCTATATTCAATGATTGTTAAGTACCCTGATAATAGACTGGATCAAGTATCTGTTTCAGCTTTAGAAAATCTAACTAAAAATGAGATAGATAATCTTTGCTATGAAATGCGCAAAGAATGCTGGGAAGTAAATGGATTGGGTATTGCAGCCATCCAAATTGGACAGCCGTATAGAGTCTTCGGGATTTTGAATCCAAATAAAAGAGATCTTATGTGGATGATTGATCCACAAATCAGAAGGTGTTCAGGGAGTATAACTTATACAGAAGGATGTCTTTCTATCCCCGGATACTTCTGGGATGTTACTAGATACAATAAACTTTCTATCTCCTTTTTTGATTCTAAGGGTGCTAAGCACTACAGAACATTCTCAGGAATTCATGCGAGGATTATTCAGCATGAAATGGATCACATCGATGGACTTCTCATTCCAGATCTTATGGATGATGATAAATTTATTAACTTCGATAATCACTTTTCTTCAAGCCTTCCAGCATCGGAGTATGATGCTCCAAAGATTAGTGTGATTTAAGGTTAGGACACTTAGCTCAGTTGGTTAGAGCGTCTCGTTTACACCGAGAGGGTCGGGGGTTCGAATCCCTCAGTGTCCACTATGAAAATAGGATCAGTTTTCTCAGGAGGTGGCGGTGGAGATTTGGGTTTCAAATCTTCCGGACACCAAATAACATTCGGTTGTGAGATCAATGAATATGCTAGATCTGTATTGAGAAAGCATAATCCTGATCTTATAATTTATAACGACATTAAGGAGATAACTCTTGAAAGATTACTCGCAGACGGAGCAGAAATCCCCGAAGTCATCTTTGGAGGAAGTCCATGCCAAGACTTATCTGTGGCTGGATACCGTGAAGGATTGGGCGGAGAGCGTAGTGGATTGTTCACTGAGCAATGCAGAGTCGCTGACGAAATCTCTGCCCCGTGGATTGTCTGGGAAAATGTCGTCGGAGCATTCTCAAGCAATAAAGGAAGAGACTTCGCAGAAGTCCTTTACTACACAACAGGATTCCGTCCTGAAGTCCCAAAGGGAGGATGGAAGAGCGCAGGAGTCTGTGTTGGACCCAAGCGATCAGCCGTTTGGCGCGTGCTTGACGCTCAAGCTTTCGGAGTCCCACAAAGACGCAGAAGAATCTTTCTTGTCGCAGGTCCTAGAGAGTTGGCGTCCAGAATTATCGACGTTTTATTTGAGCCCGAAAGCAGCGAGCGGAATTCTACGGAGGGCAGAAAAACGGGACAGGAAATTGCCGGAGAGACTCAAGAGCGCATTGGAACATCTAGCGTCGGAGCTTTAACTGAGATATCTCAGAGCATTCTTGCGAGGTATGGAAGTCGTGGCGATCTAGAGACTGAAACTTTCATTGTAGAGAAGGTGTGGTCTGGCTCTACGCACAAAGAGGATCTTGCTGCAACTTTAACTGATCCAGCAGGTGGTCAGAGGACAACAAACATTGATGGAGCATCTTGGGTAGTGTATGACACTAAACCCTATGTTGCTTTTGATTCAAATTACTCTGGGCAATATTCTATAGTTAATAATGGAGATATTTCTCCCACCATCAAGCTTGGATCAAATCTCAATGGTCAGCCTCCTGCTATTGGATGCGGGGATATTGTCAGGAGACTCACTCCTCTTGAATGCGAGAGGTTGATGGGATGGCCTGATAATTATACTAAAGTTGGATTAGCAGATAATCGTTTTGATGTCAATATCTCAAATAGTCAGAGATATAGGATCTGTGGAAATGGTATTGTTTCAAATGTTACATATTGGATTGGTAATCAATTAAATAAGGTTTTAGATGTCTGAAGAAAAACAATATACTTTTAATTTAACTGAAATGGAAGCATTTTATCTAAATGCAGCTGTAGTGGACTTTTTCCACAAAATGAAGAATGCTGCTGAGCAGGAAGTTGTTGTCCTGTTTATGGATGACAGATACAGAGTAGCTAAAGACTTGTGGGTAAAAGTTGAAAAGCAGATTCCAGTTGGTGAGTGGAAGTAGTATATGCTAGTATTTTATTGATGGTATATCGCGAGTACATTACTTCTGATTTATGGAGAATTCGCAAAAGACGTTATTTTGAGACTCATGAAAGAAAATGTAGAGCGTGTAATTCTAAGAAAAAAATTCATCTGCATCATAAGACGTATAGAAGACTTGGTGAAGAGCGGGACGCTGATTTAGTCCCGCTTTGTCATTCTTGCCATACTGCTCTGCATATACGGCAGAAGAGCACAGGGCAGAATCTTTGGCGACTGACAGAAGAATTCATTAAGAACAAAAAACGTAGATATAAAAATAGTAGATTAAAAAAACGTCCAACAAACAAACGCAAGCCCCGTACTAGGTGATACAATAGCCTTGTATGATTTATGCCAAGGTAATCGCTGACAGCATCACTGGATCTGGTGATCGTTTAACTACTATGGAAGTTCAGATGCATCGCTTTGTGCTTGCTGAGTTTAATACGCACAGAGTGTTCTCTAGAAACTCTTCGTCTTCAAGAGCTATCCCCATCAAGAAGCAGATTGATAGAGTCCGGAAAGATCCAGCTTTTCCTGTTGCTTGGGGTATTAATCAAGCAGGAATGCAAGCTGAGAGAAATCTCAGCATAAGCCGATCAAGGAAAGCGCGATGGATTTGGAAGAGAGCTTCTAAGAAGGCTATCAAGAGTGCAAAACTTCTAGATGACTTGGGCGTGCATAAGCAGATTACAAATAGAATTCTTGAACCGTTTATGTGGCATACAGTTATTGTGTCATCAACTGACTGGGAAGGATTTTTTGAGCAGAGATGCAACAAGCTTGCTCAGCCGGAGATTAGAGAAGTTGCTTTAGCTATGCAATACGCTTATAGCAAATCTGTTCCTGATTTCATTACTACAGGAGAATACCATCTTCCCTATCTGCAGCCAGAAGAATATCGTCTTGACGATAATCTGAAGATGAAAGCTTGCATTGCCAGATGTGCTAGAGTATCTTACTTAACTCATAATAATGAAAAGTCTCTTCTAAAAGATATTCAATTATTTGAAAAGCTTGTGACGGCAGATCCGCCACATTGGAGTCCGATGGAACACGTTGCGACTCCTATCACTCCAGATCTTGACGGGAGTGGAAATTTCTCTGGGTTCGCTCAGGTTCGACATAATTTACATTTGGTGTTCTAGTGGTTGCAAAATCGGTTCTATGTTTAAATAAAAATCATTCAGAGTGCAAGACAGATCATTGCCAGTGTTCATGTCATCATGAGCACAATTGTGACTGCTTTGCTTGCAAGATAAGATCTATTAGCTTCGGAGATGTTCCGGGCGGATATAAATCTAATAATGTTAGTTCTTCTTCTAGAAAGAAGGAAGACTTCTAGGAAGGGTGGCAGAGCGGACGAATGCGTCGGTCTTGAAAACCGTTGTGGGGCAACTCACCGTGGGTTCGAATCCCACCCCTTCCACGGGCTTTTTATAATTGATAATGATATACTAGTTATGTTCTTAGGAGGAATATAAAACTTATGAGTTATTATCTTTTAGACAATCCACCAGCATCCCCTCAGTTCTATCCGTCACGGAAGACTGAATGGAAGGGTGGAATTGTAATTCACACAACAGAAGGCGTCGGAGGATATGACTCAGCAGAGAATACTGCTGCATACATCTCACGGCGCTCAAATGCAGGTAGCTATCACGTTATCACCGATCTCAATGGAGCCGTCTGGCTCATGCCGATCACATATACCGCCTACGGCGTTGCTGCTTCTGGCTACAATAGCACTTGTGTCATGGTGGCACTTGCAGCACGTTCGGCTGATCTTGATCTCGGAAATGGCTACACGCCAACCGAAATTGACTTTATGGCTAAGGCTATTGTCGATGCTTGGAATGAAGGTGGCTTCGATCCGATGGCTGGCCTTCAGTTTATCGGGGAGAACGTAAAGAACGTTCAAGGGCTTGCGCATCACGGAGATGTTCAACCGGCAGATCGTTCAGACGCATGGAGTCGTTCATCAAAGCGTGGAGAATTTGACGCTTATCTGCTTCAGAGAATTGCTGCTCATGCTGGGAATTCTGCTCCACCAGCTCCACCCGTTTTTGTTCCACCGGCTCCTCCGGAGTCTTCGATCTGGAGAGTTGGCTCATCTGGCGATAAAGTTCGTCAAATTCAACAAATTGTTGGCGTTTCCGCTGATGGAGTCTTCGGCCCTAAAACTGAAGCTGCTGTTCGTCAGTGGCAGTCAAATCTTAAGTTAAATGCCGATGGAGTTTGGGGTCCAATGACTGAGGAAGCAACTAATAACCTTTTTGCTTTCCTTGCAAATCTTCCTACTGTCAAAGAGGTCAATCCAAACAATGAGTTCCTTCAGGCCCTCTCTAACGCAACAAAGCAAACTCTTCGTCAAGGAAGTACCGGAGATGCAGTTAAGATTGCGCAAACGGCGTTGAATGGCAAAGGATATCCGCTTGTTGCTGATGGAATTTTTGGTAAAGCAACTGACAGCGCTGTTCGTCGCTTCCAATCATCTCGCGGCCTTACTTACGATGGCATTGTTGGTCAGCAGACTTGGAATGCCCTTTTATCATAAGATTATCAATTTGGCAAAGAGCGGGGGCGCAAGCCCCCGCTTTCTGCTATTATAGAGTGATATGAACTTTGATTCGATGACTCTATCAAAAATTCTCGGTAGAGATGAACATAATCTAAATAGTATTTTAGAAGATATGTGTTCTTTTTATAAAGATAAAAATATATTGATTACTGGCGCCAATGGGAGCCTTGGTCATGGAATTAGAGATTTTTTATACTCTAACAAAGTTATTTGCAATGTTATCAATACAGATATTTTACTTTATCCTCAAGATAAAAGTTGGAAATATTTAGATGTCACTAATTTTGATAATGTTGACTCAATTGTATCTGATGATATAGATATCATCTTCCATTTTGCAGCAGATAAGCACGCTCCGAAGGGCGAGCTTACTCCGGATACAACAATTGATATCAATCTGAATGGAACTAAAAATCTTATAAATTCTATAAAAAATACTAAGACTAAGATTGTACTTGCTAGTACTTGTAAATGTTGTAATCCCGAAACTATTTATGGATCTACTAAATTAATTGCAGAAAGATTAATATTAAATTCTGGACATAATGTAGCAAGATTTTATAATGTAGTGCAATCTTCTGATAATGTTTTTGAAATTTGGAATAATATTGAAGATCCTTCTAAGCATAAAGTAATGCCATGTAATAGATATTTTATTACAATTGATGAGGCAGTTGCTTTGACATTATTTACTGGCATGAGTGAATCTGGACGCTATACGATTTCACCGGGCGAAAGTAGATACATGGTTGATCTGCATTTTGATTTGTATGGAGTGGATGGGGTTGCGGAATTCCCTAGGCGCGGTGACAGAGTTGCTGAGCTTAGACACAGTACGTCGGAAAATATTGTCAATATTGATTCATATCCATTTGAGAAAATTTCAAGTGAACACGATGCTTCAATGCAATAGGCCTTCTATAAAAGAAGTAGATATAGAAAAAGTTAGTGATCAGTTACGTTCTGGAAATCTAGCTCAGGGAGATAAAGTTGCTGAATTAGAGTGGAGAATGTCTAGATTAACAGATAGAGAAAACTCTGCTGCTTATAGCAGTGCTACTTCTATTTTCGAGGCAATCTTCGCTTATATTGGAGTTGAAGAGGGCGATGAAATTATATTGTCTCCTTTGACTTTTAAGTCTGTTCCGTATGCAGTCATCAGAGCTGGAGCCACTCCAGTATTTATAGATACAAATGAGTACTATCTTTCTGATTGGAATAAGATTGATTCACTTCTAAATAAAAATACAAAAGTTATTATCTCAACAAGCCTCTACGGGATGCCAGATCCGAATTTCGATAGGCTTCTTAAATCATTAGATTACTATCCAGATGTTTGGTTAATTGAAGATAATGCTCAGTCAATTGGAGCAAAATATAATAAGACAGATCACATTGGATCTTGGGAATCAAGATCTAATTTTTCTATTTTCTCTTTTTATGCAACAAAAAATATAACAGGTGGAGAAGGTGGAGTTGTTGTATTCAATGAAGATACCGATTTTTTTCATTCTTATAGAAATAATGGAATTTGTAAAAACTTTTTTAACAAAAATTGCGTAGGAACTAATATGAGAATGACTGATATAGAAGCCACTCTCATCCTTTCTCAGCTTGATAGAGTTAAACAAGTTACAGAAACAAGAAATAATCAGGCCAATATATATCATAATATGTTGAGTATTGAAAACTTACAATTTAAAAATTTAGATAAAAATGCTACTCATGCATATCATCATTATACATTGACTTTGCCAAAAAATCTTGATAGATCATATGTGCTTGCTTGTCTTGAGTCATATGGAATTCATGCCGGGATATATTACGAGTACTTGGTTAATTACGACAAGAGTTTTACTGCTCCCATCCGAGCTTCGAATACTCCGAATGCTCTGCTACAATCTAAGCAAGCGATATGTCTCCCGCTTGGAGAGACTTTGAGTCATTCTGATATAAAGTATATTGCACAAAAGTTTGAGGAGATCATTAATAGTGAATCAACAGCCAACTAATCAGTATGAACAGTTTTTGCGTAATGAAATTCAATGTATTAATAGCGCAGGTATAGTGTCAAAAGTCTCTGGATATAATAGATTTAGTGGAGCTGAAATATTCGCAGTCTTGAAGAGGTATTTAGATGACTAAAATTCTATTACTTGGATGTGACGGCAATGCTGGTATAAATTATGCTAAATCTATATGGGCATCCGACAAGACTATTGAAATTATTGGTACAGGATTTAGTAAATATCATATTAATGTAGCTCAAGATGCTGGAATTGACACTCATTTGATAGATCCGAATGAATGGGATCTTGCCAATAAGAAGCAATTTATCTATGATGCAATTTCTTACGGAGTTGATTTTATCCATGCGCAGCCTGAAGAAGAAGTTCACGATCTATGTCTTATGCAAAATGATGAAAAAATTAGATATAGAACTTTTGGAAAAAATATAGAAGAGTGGCGTATATTCAATGATAAAGGGCAGACTATGCAAAATAGTTCTATAAAATTTTATTCATTTATGGAAGTTAAAAATACTCCTAGATTTTTTAATCATTTAATGGCTAAAAATAATACAGTCTGGATCAGAGCTAGAAGCGGGGCTGGGAGCAAGTGGGCTCTTCCTGTCGTCTCGTTTCAGCAGGCTGAGAACTGGGTAAATTATTTGTCCATTAGTAAAGGCGCTAATCCTCACGACTTCATTCTCTCAGAATATCTACCCGGTAAAGAGTATGCTGTTCAATTATTCTATATCGATGGAGAGCTTTTCCATTGTCAGGCCAGAGAGAGAGTGGAGCATCACTTTGCCAAGCAGATGGTTTCTGGCCAAAGTTCAACTCCATCGGTGGCGAAAACTGTTGATAACCCAGAAGTCACATTCTATGCAGATTCATGCGTAATGGACTGCGTAGAAAAACCAAATGGAATTTATGGCGTTGATATGAGATACAATAGCGATGATGAGCCAGTTATGACTGAAATAAACTACGGCAGATACTTTACAACAAGTAATTTTTTTGCTAATATTGGAGTAAACACTCCATATGAAGAATATTTATATGTAGTCTCTGGAGAGAAGCCGGAGAAAAGAATTGATCAGGTCAAAGATGAGATGTATTGGATTCGAGGACTTGATCATGAACCTGTATTGATGGAGACTCTTCCTTATGACTTTAGTTGATGTTACTGTATGCACGACTAGCATTCCGCATAGAAGCGAGATGCTGCAGGAATGCATGAGGTCTGTTAGAAATCAGACTTGGAAGCCAAAGGCTCATCTTATTGCCATTGACTACGAGCGCGTCGGTGGAGCGAGGACGCTGAACACATTGATTGATGCTGCCAAGACAGAGTGGGTTGCGCCACTCGCTGACGATGATCTTTTTTATCCACAGTATATCGAAAAGCTTCTTACAAATGCCGGTGACGCTGATATGATATATCCTTGGTGCGAAGTTACTGGAACGAGAAATGGATGGAACCCAAACTCTCTACTTGATATCGAAAGATTAAAGGAAGACAATTACATTCCAGCAACTGTTTTGCTACGTAAATCGGCTTGGGAAAAGCTCGGAGGCTACCCCGAAGTTGTTTGCGAAGATCATGCGATGTGGCTGAAGATGATTGAGGCCAATATGCAAATCAAATGCTTACCGGAAATTCTTTGGCAGTATCGTTTTCATGGAAAAAATATAAGCGACGGAAATAGCCACGAGTCTGTATGATGATTAGCACAGTAAGCATTATGTCATGTAAACGAACACCTTCTTTTTTAGAAGATACAGTTAAATCAATACCAGATAATCTAAATATTGAAATATTTTATCAAGGCGATGTAAATGAAATTTCTTTTGATAATATCAATATAAAGCAAGTAGATTATATTGAAGATGCACACAGAGTTCATCATAATAGCCAATATAACTATGCTTCAACCTTGATGAATAGCAAAGATGGATTTATAGTTGAAGATGACATTGAGTTTTCTGTAAATTTTTCTAGCCATATGGCTGATTTAAATAATTTACTAGATAATATGCAATGTAAATATGCGCTAGCAATTTACTCATGTTATAACTGGAGTAAAAAGGGGGCCAGTTTAGTTGACTATCCTGTAGAAGCATTTTATGGAACTCAAGGTATGATATATGATATCGAAACTGCACGATCATTTGGTAATTTTCTTATGGGCAGGATCGGAGTTGAGCCATATGATTTCGCCCTAAAAACTTACATACAAGAAGTTGACCCAGATGTCAGATTGCTGGCGACAGGTAGTTCTCTTATTCAACATAGAGGAGATTTGTCAACTGGACTTGGTGTATTTCATAAAGCACCAAATTTTGTGGATCATCTATGATATATCCAATTATATTACATCATGATAAATCACTTGAGTATACAAAGTCTTTAGAGACAAATTTATTTGGACGTGAATATGATGTCATTGATTCTTCAACTCTTCATACTTCATTTACTCAAAGTTTTAATATAGCTTGCATAAAAGCTTATACACATTTTCTTACTAATAAGTATACTCACGTTATGATATGTAATAATGACATATCTTTGAATAGTAGTCAGCTCGATATTCTTGATCAAAAAATTGGTGGTATGGATGGAATATTTACGCCTAGCGCAAATTCGCCGCATCACTCTGTAATGTCAGCGGTTGGATCGGATGATCTGAGAGAAGTTCCTTGGATAGAGTTTATCTGCCCGATTATCTCCTTTAGCGTTATTGACACAATTGGTCTCCTTGACACAAAGCTCCTTCATGGATGGGGAGTTGAGCTTGATTATTGCTATAGAGCTAGTCTTCAAAATTTTAAAACATATTTAGTACAAAATGTCATAGTTCATCACTATGAGCATAGATCTCAAGATAATCATAATGATTATAGACATCATGCGAACTCGGAGATGAACCATGTGCTCAGGGGTAAGTACGGCGACGGCTGGCAGGAAATTTTGAAATATCCTCAGTGGTAGTGTGCGATGGCCATACTATGATGCTATCATGCCAAGACTACCGGCAGTAGCTCAGTTGGTGAGAGCACAAGTCTTATATACTTGCGGTCGGTGGTTCAATCCCACCCTGCCGGACTAAGGAGTTTATATGTCAGCTTTAGAACCTACAAAGGAAGAGATGCAGGACTTAGTTGTTGTCGTTCTCCCAAGAGTCATAGTCGAAGCTATGAATAATATTGAGGGAGAGTTTTATAATGATGAAGTTGTGGACAAAGCTTTTGCAAAAGCTTTAGAAATGGATTAATAATATGCAAACTTTTCTCCCGTCAGATGACTTTGCTCTGTGCGCTATGAGCCTTGATAGACAGAGGCTTGGTAAGCAAAGAGTTGAGACTTTACAGATCATGCAAACTTTAGCGGGCTTGAGTCGCGGGAAGGGTTGGATCAATCATCCAGCTACGAAAATGTGGAAAGGGCATGAGGATTATCTAATGCTTTATCAGATTGCTATCTGCCAAGAGTGGACTAGCAGAGGTTATAAAGATACTTGTATGTGGAAAACTTTTGATGCCCTTGGCCAGATTGAGTATCCATCAACATACCCAGAGTGGATGGGGGATAACTCAATTCACTCTTCTCATAGAAGCAACTTGCTTCGCAAAGATCCAGATTTTTATTCACAGTTTGGCTGGCAGGAATCTGATGATCTAGACTATGTATGGCCAGTCCAATAGAAAGAGGTAATATGCCGAAGTTAAGAGTTTCGAAGGAAGCACTGCCGGAGTCGGAGTCTTCTGAAATTGATATCTATCCCGATGGCGACAAGAGTCGTCCGAGAGTCGGGGTTTTGAAGATCGATAAGGGCAAGTCAAATCTTATTTTAGATCCCGGTATTCTTCCGTACCAGAGCTTCTGAAATCTGATATAATCTACACGTTGCGAACGTGGCGAACTGAATGGAGTAATTATGGAAGATAGTTGGATTGATAAGCTCGCTGATGAAACTATGGCCTCGATGCCCCAGCCTGAAAAAGAATTTGTTCAAGCTATGATGGACATTGTAGAGCGTCATGGAAAGCTTGCAAATAATGATGGCAAGGGTATTTGGGTTGGTTATGTTGAAGCGTCTGAAAATGATGTGGCCTCTAGAGGCATTAAGTGCTTGAACTGCGCCCACTATGAGGGCGATGGGATGTGTCACATCGTTGTTCAGACAGTTGAGCCGGAAGGTCTTTGCAGACTTGCAGCAATTCCCGATGCGATTGTCCGTCTTAATGATATGATGTCATAGTCCGAACGAAGCGCGAAATCCGTGTGAAGGCAGTGTTGGCGGGGGAGGTTATCTCCCCCGCTCTTAATGGGAGATGTAAATGTCCGATTCAATAAAAGTATTAGTTTTTTCAGATCAGCAGATTGAGGCATTGAGCTCAGATCTGCTTTCAAGATTTTCTATCGATATCAAGCCTTGTGATAATTTTGTAAATAAGGCTTTGTCTGAAAATAAACCTAATGTAATTCTTACATTTGGAGTTCTTGAAGACCATCCATCATTGGCTGATCAACCTCTTTGGATTAGAAAAAAGTGGATTCATATTGATGACTTCACAGTCACTCCAGAGCAAATAGCTTCATTGATTGAAGGATGCTTTGCTTCTCTTTTCCATGATACAAGAGAGTTTACTGAGCCATTAGTTTCTATTATTACCCCAACTTTTAATACAAAAAATATATTTTGGCCGTATAGATCTGTCGCTGGTCAGGAGTACAAGAATATTGAGTGGATCATCTATGATGACGGTTCCGATAGCGAAGACACTATCAACTCAATCAAGCAGATTGCTTCTGTAGACCCTAGGATAAAAGTATTTTTTGCTGAGCACTCCGGATCAATCGGAGAGGTTAAGCACAATGCCTTTATGCTTGCTGAAGGGGAGATTCTTGTAGAACTTGATCATGATGACGAACTTACTCCTTGGTGTGTTTCTTCAATTGTTGAGGCTTTCACCAAATTCCCCGACGCCGGCTTCGCCTACACAGACTGCGCCGAAGTGATTGGCGATGAACACGAAAATGCATCATACCCTGATGGCTGGGGATTTGGATACGGCAGTTATCGCTCCGAGTTTTGGCGTGGACGGGATTATCTAGTGTCTAACTATCCAGATATTAACTCCAAGACTATCCGGCATATCGTAGGTGTACCTAATCATGCTAGGGCGTGGAATGCAGCCTTCTACAAGTTAATTGGCGGACACAATAAGAGCCTCTTTGTCGCTGATGATTATGAGCTTTTGGTTAGAACTTGGCTTTCAACTCCTATGGTTCATATTCGTCGCTTCGGGTATATTCAGTATCATCATGAGAACAATACTCAAAAGAAGCGCAATGCTGAAATACAAAATCTTGTTGCTTTGATTCACAGATCATATGAAGATAAAATTCATCAAACATTTTTAGATTTTGAAATTGACGATTTTATATGGCAAGATGGCGTGCTGAATTGGGGTATTGAGAATCCCGAACAAACTCCCATCACTAACTATGTAATGGATTAAAATTATGAAATTTGTAAAAGGTAACGCTAATAAGGGCTACTCAGTTGGCCACGATAGAAAAATGCGGGCGCATAATCCCCGATTAGTTATTCCAGAGTCTGAGGTAGTTACTAGACAGATGACTGAGCAAGACTGGATTCGTTTCTACGAAAATAAACGTAAGACTAAATAAATTAGTAAGATACTATTATGAGACACATTAAAGGTAGTACGGGAAAAAAGACATATTGGGTTAGCGGAGGAAAAGCTATCCATAAGCCTCGCCTTCGGGTTGCTCCGTCTAAAGCGTCTACTAGAAAGATGACTGAAGAAGACTGGATTCGCTTTTACGAGAATAAGCGTAAGAGGAAGAAGTAATTTAGCGGGCGTGGTGGAAATGGTATACACAGGAGGCTTAAAACTTCCCGCCTTTTGGATTGTGGGTTCGAATCCCACCGCCCGCACTTTTCAAAGGAGAAAGCAATGGATATTGTTCAGCAACTAAGAGATCGTGCTTGTCCCTCTGGGCTTCCACACACAGGAGATAATCCTGAGGAAGATCATGGTCATACTGATTGTTGGCTTCATCATCAAGCAGCAGATGAGATTGAGCGCCTGCGCTCCGAGCTTGGCCAGCGTGGTTGTTGTGAGTGGGATTGTCCTAAATGTGGTGCTCACATTTACAGTAAAGTGTTGGATCGATAAAGTATTTTGTCCTTGTAGCTCAGCGGATTAGAGCGGATGGTTTCTACCCATTAGGTCGGGAGTTCGAATCTCTCCAAGGACGCCTGAAAATATCAAATATGATATAATCATTTATGGCTGGAATTATTGTAGATATTGATGGAACATTACTCAGTGGCAATAATGGCATTGATAAGACTATTGCTTGGGTTAATGAGAAGTCAAAGAGCTATACTATCTATCTGGTGACTGGTAGACCAGAAGAAGATAGAGCCAAAACGACAAGAGCTCTCAAGTCAAATGGCGTCAAATATAATAGGCTCTATATGAATGATAAATATAAAGATCATGAGTATACTATGGAGCATAAGAGAAATAAAGCAACAGAGTTATTGAAAGATGACAATATCATATTGGCTGTAGATAATGATCCTGATGCTAGAGCAGTATACTCAAGACTTGGTATCCCAACCAAGAATCCATCAAGCTTGCCGAAGACTGTTGCCAAAATTGAAGGACTATGGCAGGGTTTATTTTAATCTGATATACTCCAAAAATGGAACATCCAATCTGCACTATGATGTGTGAGGACTGTGGAAAATTTGCCATTATGCATGAAAATGGTCTGACTATTTTCTTGATTAATAAAGAGTTTTTTGCTATGTCAAGATGCTTGTTCTGCAATAGAGCTGTTAGAGATAGTATTTCGAAAGAAGTATGTATCTCTCTTTTCTGGGAAAATGTTAAAATATTTAACTTCAACACAGGTGAGCAAATTTTGGACGAAAAGATTTTGGAGAGTATATGAAGCAAGTAGGTTGGTTTAGTCCCCCCGGCATTGGCGACAAAATGGGCTACGGCTACGCAGCAGTTATGTTAATCAAAGCCCTTCAGGAGCATGATGTTAAAGTTGCTTATGATAATCGCGAGTCTAAGTGTCATATATCGTTTATTCAGCCAGAATTTTATAGCGGAAACTTAGATCAATATAGAGTTGGGTATACTCCTTGGGAGTCATCAGTCGTACCAGATAGCTGGAGAGAAACGATGCCTCAGATGCAGGAAATCTGGACTCCATCTCAATATTGTGTAGATATCTTCGAGGAAAATAATCTTAATAAAATTATTCGCAAAGTTCCTCACGGCATTGATCCTGAATTGTGGAAGATTGAAAATAGATACTTAACTGATAAGTTCATCTTCTTTCATGTCGGAGGTCCAACAGCAAGAAAAGGTGGCCAGAGAGTAGTAGATGCATTTCTAGATTTATTTGATGGCAATGACGATGTAATGTTGATTTTGAAATCAAATGAAGACACAGAATGTCGATTCTATGAAAATGGCGTTGACTTTAAGAGCGCAGCAGCTCATCCCCAGATCGTGTCGATTAACTACCAAGTTGCTGTAGAAGATTTAGTTCGTCTGTACAACAGATCTCACTGCCTAGTGTATCCTACTAACGGAGAGGGCTTTGGGTTGATTCCTTTTCAGGGGATAGCAACGGGCCTTCCGACTATTGTAACAAATGCGACGGCCTGCGCAGACTTTGCCGAATTGTCTGTCCCTCTTGATTCAAAGCCATCCAAGGGAGTCGGCATTCACCTTGGAGATTGGGTTGAGCCTGATGCAGATGATCTTCGGGATAAGATGAGATATGTTTACGACAATTATAACGAAGTCAAAGAGAAAACTTTGGAGTCAGCGAGACTTATCCACAACACTCAAACGTGGTATCACGTCGCTGCTCAGGTTATCGACATTTTGGGTGAAAAAATCACGCAAATGGCATGATTTTTCGGTAACAACCGATGCTTTGGATGGTATGATCTATATGGGCCCGAAGGACTTACTTCGGGCCGAAGAACTACAGGGGCTAGCGCTTTTACAATGAACCGCAGCCCTAACTTTAGGAGGAATTATGAGTGGTAAGGAATTTTTGAGCTTCAAGTTGTCCGATGATTTTATCTCCGGATATGAGAAGAGAGAGGTTCCTTGGGGATTTCCTATTGGAGCTGGAAATTTTCTTGGGGAGTTAACTTATTTAACTAAGTACTCTCGTAGGAAGAGCGACGGTTCTAAGGAAAAGTGGTTTGAGACTTGCCGACGTGTGATCGAAGGAACATTCACGATCCAGAAGGATTGGTGTAAGGAAAGTCGCCTTCCTTGGAATGAGAGGAAGGCGCAGAAGACTGCTCAGGATGCTTATGAGCGCCTGTTCGTGGGCAAGTGGACTCCTCCGGGCCGTGGTCTTTGGATGATGGGAACTGAATTTGTTCATGCGCAGAAGAACTCTGCTGCTTTGCAAAACTGCTCTTTCCTTTCTACTGAAAGCATTTCTTCTCGCAGCGTACATGACGCAGTGTGGCCATTTGTTCGCCTTATGGAGATGTCAATGCTTGGCGTTGGCGTTGGGTTTGATACAAAGGGAGCGGGAAAGCTGGAGATCCATAAGCCTTTGGACGAAGTGAAGACTTTTATTATTCCAGATTCTCGCGAAGGATGGTACGAATCAGTATCAGTTCTTCTTGAGAGTTATTTCTTTGCTAGTAGAAATACAGTCGAATTTGACTACAGCGAAATTCGTCCTTCCGGAGAACCTATCAAGGGATTCGGCGGAGTCGCTGCTGGTCCGGGTCCTCTGATTGATCTTCATAAGACTTTGAAGCAGCAGTTTGAGGGCAGAGAGGGTCAGAAGATTACTTCGACTGACATTGTTGATATTCAGAATAAGATTGGCAAGTGTGTTGTTGCTGGCAATGTTCGTCGGTCAGCAGAGATTGCACTTGGCGAAATTGATGATCCCGAATTCCTTAACCTCAAAAACTGGGAAGTAAATCCTGAGCGCATGGGCGCTAATGGATGGGGCCATACTTCTAATAACTCTATCGTCGCAAATGTTGGCGATAACTTCGATGACATCGCAGATCGTATTGCTAACAATGGAGAGCCGGGCATTGTCTGGCTTGATCTTTGCAGAGAATACGGACGCCTCGTTGATCCAGCGAACAACAAAGATTGGCGTGCTGCTGGAACCAATCCATGCTCAGAGCAAACTCTTGAATCTGGAGAATGCTGCACTCTTGTTGAGAACTTTATTTCTCGCCACGATTCTCTTGAAGATTTTGGCAAGACGCTTAAGGTTTCATATCTTTACGCTAAGTCTGTAACACTTCTTCCGACTCATTGGCCTGAGACGAATGCCATTATGCAACGCAATCGCAGAATTGGATGTTCGGTATCTGGGTTGGCGCATTTTGCTGAAGTTAATGGGTGGACAGAACTTCGTACTTGGCTCAACTCTGGATATGAATATATTCAGCATCTTGATAACTCTTATTCAGAGTGGCTGGGATGTCGTCAGTCTATCAAGACAACCTCAGTGAAGCCTTCGGGAACAGTGTCTCTGCTCTTCGGAGTGACTCCCGGTGTTCATTGGCCTACTGCTGATGTCTATATCCGCCGTATGAGGCTTGCGTCTAATGATCCTCTTGTAGAGGCTCTCGCTGAAGCTGGTTACCATACTGAGCCTGATGTTATGGACCCAACGCACAGCGTAGTAGTTGAGCTTCCCACAAAGGGTCCTGATGTGAGAACTGAGCGGGAAGTTAGTATGTGGGAGAAGACTGCTCTCGCAATTCTTGCTCAACGCTATTGGGCAGATAATCAGGTTTCTGTGACGGTGACATTTAAGGAAGATGAGAAGGATCAAATTGGTCCTCTGCTCAGATCAATTGATGGTCAGTTGAAATCTGTGTCTATGCTTCCTATCCTTGAGGTCGGAGGAGCCTATGCTCAGATGCCGTATGAGCGCATCGATCTTGATACTTGGGGTAATTCAGTGTCTGGTATTAAGAAAGTGAAATGGAAGTCGCTTTATTCCGGTAAATCACTTGATGCTGAAGGCGAAAAGTTCTGCAGCAACGATACTTGCGAAATTTAATTTACGCTTTTTGATGAAAACCGCTCCTTTTGGGAGCGGTTTTTGTCATTTTTGAAGTATTTTGGATCTACTTATTGCTTATTAAGTCCATGTCTGTGATAATATTATCAAATGAGTAAAAAGCTTAAAAAAATAGACTTCGTTGTAGAAGATCTTCGGGGCGTTTGTCTCTGGGAGATGCCTGACGGCACTCTTATTGGCGACGGAGATGGGAGATTCTTATCACTTGAAGGTGATCTCAATTCTCCTATCATTGAATCGAAGATGAGAGATGCTGCTGTTGGATACGTTGGAATGCTCGCCTTAGATGGTGAGCCGATGTGGATTCCCGGTAGCAGAAAGATCACTGACAACGAAGCTGATGATCATACGGAAAGATTTATCGATGGCTATATTCCCGATCCAGTTGATTCGGTGAAGCAATTGGCCCGAAAAGGGATGATATGAGAAGGATTACTGCAGCTTTAGCTGAAGAGAATACCAGTACTATTGAGATCGATGATATTACTAGTTCGTACACCGCCGATTTTACTAGAAAAGTTGTTGAGGATAAAGACATCTTCAAGAAGAAGATTGATGTATCCAACCAGTCGAAGCGCGTAAAGAATAAATTTTACAAAATCAAGAAAAGATATCAAACAGGCGCTAGCGGAGCTGAGTCTGATTTCGTAGATCCAGAGGTTGTCAACGGGTATGGAATGTTCGATCTTGTCGAACCTCCATACAATCTTGAGGTGTTGGCTTCTTTGTTTGAAGAGAATGCTATCCATAATGCAACTATCTTGGCTAGAACAATGAATACTGTTGCCTTGGGATACGTCTGGGAAAACACGTCGAAGAGCAATAAAAGAATCGAAAGAGCCACTACCAAAGAGGGTGAATCACTCTCCAGACTTCGCGACGAGCTCCAGAAAGAAGAAGAGCGACTTGAATCTATCTTCGATGATCTTAATATTGACGAAGATTTCATCGAAACTCTTATAAAAGTTTGGATTGACTATTTAACCATTGGTAATGGTTATCTTGAAATTGGTAGAAATAGAAATGGAAGCATTGGTTATATTGGTCATATTCCAGGCGCATATGTAAGAGTTCGTAGAGCTAGAGATGGCTTTGTTCAAAAGGCTGGACTGAAGTTTACTTTCTTCAGAAACTTCCAAGATTTGGATACGCCAGATCAGATAAACGATGATAAGAATCCTAATGAAATAATTCACTTTAAGCAATACACTCCAACGAACACCTACTATGGTGTTCCATCCGCTGTATCAGCGATTAGCTCTATTGTCGGAGATAAGTTTGCTAAAGAATATAACATTGATTATTTTGAAAACAAGAGCATTCCCCGTTACGCAATTATCCTGAAAGGTGCCAATCTTTCTCAGAAGTCAAAGCAAGAAGTTGTTAATTATTTCAAGAATGAAATCAAGGGCAACAATCACGGAACTCTTTTCGTTCCGCTTCCCGCCACTCTTGGCCGGGATGTAGATATTAAGTTTGAAAAGCTTGAGAACAATGTTCAGGAAGCTTCTTTCGATAAGTATCGTAAGTCAAATAGAGATGAGATCACAGTTGCGAACAGAGTGCCAGCGCCGAAGATTGGTATTTATGATAATGCAAACTTAGCTGTCTCTAGAGATGCTGACAAGACTTTTAAGAATCAAGTTGTTGGACCTGATCAAAAAGTTATCGAGAAGAAGCTCAACAGAATTGTAAGAGAGTTCAGCGATAAGAAGCAACTTAAGTTTGCAGAAATCGATGTAATTGATGAGGATCTGCGTTCAAGAATTTGGGATCGTTATCTTCGTACAGAGGTTATTACGCCCAATGAGGTCAGAGGCAAGATCGGCATGACTGCCCTTGAATCTGGCGATGCCGTCCTTCCTTATCCAAGTAGGCTTACGAAGGAAAAGCAAGATTTCGAGATGGGCGTAGCAGAGCAGACTGGAGATCCAATGCCAGACAATGGCGGAGCTCCGGTTGGCAATACTAATGCTCAATCTGCAAGTCCGCCCAAGTCGGGCCAAGATAGTGCTGCTGGTGAATCATCACCTGCAGATCAAACAACAGGAAGGGCAGAGCGGGGAGCCAATCAAGACTCCAATCCGCCTGTATAAAGGAGAAGAAAATGCAATATGTAGCTTTTACAGCAGATAAATTAATTAGATCGATTCCATCTAAAATTAAAGGATTTTCAATTGGAGCATCAGCAGCTTCTGTAGTAAATATTTACGACGGAACAAGTAGCTCTGGGACAATTGTTTTCAATATTGAGATCCCCCAGAATGAGACTGCGATGTTTTCTAACGAAGGAATTCTTTGCAACACTGGAATATATGTCGATGTGGTATCAGGTTCTGTTAAGGGATCTGTCTTTGTGGAATAGGAGATAGAATGGCAGCACCAGCGAATTATCCATTATCAATTAGAATTGGCGATACTGAGACGGTATCTGTTACGCTTCAAGATGCCGATGGTGTTGCTATCAACATCACTGGAAGAACCTATTCAGCGCAGGTTAGAGAGAAGGCAAGTTCTGATTCTGCACTTGCTTCATTTACTTGTTCAGTAGTAAATGCTGCTCAAGGGAAGTTCGCTTGCACCTTGTCGTCAGCAACTACAACGGCTCTTTCGCCAGCAAATGCCGTATGGGATCTTCAGGAGAATAATGGAGGGGTGATCACAACTTTGATGGCGGGCGAAGCTGTGATCTCTAGAGATGTAACTAGATGAGCGATAACGTCACACTTAGGGTAGTTGAATCTCTTGTTCTTCGCCCTAGTGGTGACGGTGTTGTTCTTCAGAAAGTTGAGCCCGACACAGTTTTTTTGCAACAGAATATTGATGTTGCGATTTTGCGGGTTGATACTGATGATGTAATTATCAGACCTTCTGAAGAAGTTGTCCTTAAAAAAGATTCTGTTGACATTATTGCTTCAGGAGTTTCTGGTCCTATGGGGCCTCAAGGTGTTCAGGGGCCTCAAGGACCCGGTGGATTTGTTGGGTCCGATGGTGCTCAGGGGCCGCAAGGTCCTCAAGGACCTTTTGGTGGTCCACAGGGTACACAAGGTCCTCAAGGCCCGCAAGGCGCTCAGGGATCTCAAGGCCCGCAAGGATCGCAAGGTTCGACTGGTGTTCAAGGTGCAACTGGCGCTACCGGGGCGACTGGAGCACAAGGTTCTCAGGGGCCTCAAGGAACGCAAGGTCCGCAGGGTTCTCAGGGTGCTACTGGTTCAATTGGTCTGACTGGCGCTCAAGGAAGTCAAGGCCCGCAAGGAGCACAGGGATCTCAGGGGCCTCAAGGAACTCAGGGTGCTACTGGTTCGCAAGGCGCTACTGGCTCTCAGGGCTCTACTGGTGTGACTGGAGCGCAAGGCGCTCAAGGTCCGCAAGGAGCAATTGGCGCTACAGGTATTCAAGGAAGTCAGGGTCCTCAAGGCGCTATTGGGGCGACGGGGGCTCAGGGCAATGAAGGCCCTCAGGGTGCTCAAGGACCAAAGGGCTCACAAGGTGCAACAGGTGCAACTGGGCCTCAAGGTTTTCAGGGTCCACAAGGAGATCAAGGTCCTCAGGGAGCACAATCAACTGTTCAGGGTCCACAAGGAACTCAAGGCCCTCAGGGGCCTCAAGGCGCACAAGGATCAACTGGTGCAGCCTCTACTGTAGCAGGCCCTCAAGGCCCACAAGGCTCTCAGGGAATTCAGGGCCCTCAAGGTCCTCAAGGTCCTCAGGGTGCAACTGGAGCTCAGGGGGCGACGGGAGCGCAAGGTTCAACTGGCGCTCAAGGTTCTCAAGGTCCACAGGGACCTCAAGGATCAACTGGTTCCCAAGGTGCTACTGGATCTCAAGGTGTCATAGGAGATCAAGGTCCTCAAGGTACACAGGGTCCTATTGGAGCAACTGGTCTTACTGGAGCGCAAGGTAGTCAAGGCCCTCAAGGCCCTCAAGGCCCTCAAGGCCCTCAAGGCAATCAAGGCCCTCAAGGTTCTACAGGAGCGGAATCCACTGTTCCCGGACCTCAAGGCGTTCAGGGGCCGCAAGGTTCTCAAGGATCTCAAGGGGCAACTGGCTCGCAAGGAACTCAGGGCCCTCAGGGAAGTGCTGGCGTTCAAGGGACTCAGGGACCTCAGGGTTCTCAAGGTGTCGCTGGATCGCAAGGTCCTCAAGGACCTGAGGGATCTCAGGGCAGTCAAGGATTTCAGGGCGCAAATGGTGCTCAAGGACCCGCTGGTCCTCAGGGATCTCAAGGTTCAACGGGATCACAAGGAAGTCAAGGTCCCCAAGGTCCTGCTGGCGTTCAAGGAACACAGGGTCCTGAAGGAGCGCAGGGTGCCAATGGTCCTCAGGGCGATCAGGGCCCTCAAGGTGTTGTTGGAGCGCAAGGATCTACTGGTGCCCAAGGTTCGCAAGGCCCACAAGGCTCTCAGGGTGCGACGGGCGCTCAAGGATCTCAAGGTCCTCAGGGGTCACAAGGCTCTGTTGGTCCACAGGGAGATCAAGGGCCTGTTGGTTCACAAGGAAGTCAAGGTCCTGCCGGAGTCCAAGGTTCGCAAGGCCCTCAAGGGCCACAAGGTGCTGTCGGCTCCACTGGCGCTCAAGGTGATCAAGGCCCGATTGGCCCTCAAGGTAATCAGGGGCCTCAGGGTAATGTTGGGGCACAAGGTTCTCAGGGGCCACAGGGCGCATCTGGATCTACTGGTGCTCAGGGAAGTCAGGGTCCTCAGGGGCCACAAGGTTCTCAGGGTTCCGTTGGTCCTCAAGGTAGTCAAGGTTCATCTGGAGAGCAAGGAGATCAAGGCCCACAAGGACCTGTTGGCTCACAAGGAAGTCAAGGTCCTTCCGGGCCTCAGGGTAGCCAAGGTCCTCAGGGCATTGGTGGTGATCAAGGTGTTCAAGGACCTCAAGGACCTAATGGTAGTCAAGGAGCTCAAGGTCCTCAAGGCCCGCAAGGCGCTACTGGCAATACTGGCCCTCAAGGTTTTCAAGGCCCGCAAGGCGCTACTGGCAATACTGGCCCTCAAGGTTTTCAAGGCCCGCAAGGCGCTACTGGCGATACTGGCCCGCAAGGTGTTCAAGGCCCGACTGGCCCGCAAGGCGATCAAGGCCCACAAGGCTCTACTGGTTCTACTGGCCCAACTGGCCCCCAAGGTTTTCAAGGCCCGCAAGGCGATACTGGCCAGCAAGGTTTTCAAGGCCCGACTGGCCCGCAAGGCGATCAAGGCCCACAAGGCTCTACTGGTTCTACTGGCCCAACTGGCCCACAAGGTTTTCAAGGCTCTACTGGCCTGACTGGCGATACTGGCCCGCAAGGCGATCAAGGCCCACAAGGCTCTACTGGTTCTACTGGCCCAACTGGCCCACAAGGAACACAAGGTCCTCAAGGACCACAGTCTACTGTAGCAGGTCCTCAAGGAGTACAAGGCGCTCAAGGTCCTCAAGGTCCTCAAGGTCCACAAGGTGCAACCGGAACGCAAGGAGCGGGCGGGGCGTTGGGGTATTGGGGTTCTTTCTATGACATGACGGATCAGCCATTAGTTTCTACAACTGTTGCCCAAGTTGTTTCTATTGGATCAACTGCTGATGGAAATGGTGTCACCGTTGAGAGTGGCGATGAGATCACCTTCGCTTATGCCGGCGTCTACAGTCTTACGTTCTCTATACAGGTAACTAACTATGCAAACTCTGTTGAGAAGTCAATCTTTTGGCTCAAGTTGAATGGATCGGATTATCCAGATTCTGCTACAGAAATGGATCTACAACCTAGGAAAAGTTCATCCGAACCGAATCGTCAAGTCATAACTATCAATTATGTTGCCGAAGCTTCTGATGGTGATGCTGTTCAGGTTTATTGGAGCGGAACTAGTACTGAACTAAAGGTTGAGTCTCTTCCCGCTGGTACTTCTCCCGTCAGCCCAGCAGTTCCGTCGATTATTTTAACTGCTACTCAGGTTCTTTATACTCAGGTTGGTCCTCAAGGATATCAAGGACCTCAGGGTCCTGCTGGTGTTCAGGGCAGTCAAGGGCCGCAAGGTCCGCAGGGTGCTCAGTCTACTGTTCAAGGCCCACAAGGCGATCAAGGCCCTCAAGGAGCTACCGGATCGCAAGGTGCTCAAGGCCCACAAGGTTCTACTGGCTCACAAGGCAGTCAAGGCCCGCAAGGCGCTACTGGCTCACAAGGCAGTCAAGGCCCGCAGGGCCCGATTGGCCCGCAAGGCGCTACTGGCTCACAAGGCAGTCAAGGCCCGCAGGGCCCGATTGGCCCGCAAGGCGATCAAGGCCCGCAAGGCAGTCAAGGCCCGCAAGGCGCTACTGGCTCACAAGGCAGTCAAGGCCCGCAAGGATCGCAGGGCGATGTTGGCCCGATGGGGCCGCAAGGTGCTGCTGGCCTTAATGGATCAGATGGAGCGCAAGGTCCGCAAGGCGCTACTGGCCCGCAAGGTTCTCAAGGTCCGCAAGGCGCTACTGGCGCTCAAGGAGCTGTTGGCTCCCAAGGTGTTCAAGGCCCACAAGGCCCGCAAGGATCTCAAGGCTCTACTGGATCAACGGGTCCGACTGGATCTCTTATAGCTTATGCCGGATCTTCTGCGCCATCTGGGTGGCTTTTATGTGATGGCTCTGCGGTATCAAGAAGCACCTATGCCGACCTGTTTGCAGTAACTTCTACGACTTACGGCGTAGGCAATGGATCAACCACATTCAACCTGCCCGATCTTCGTGGACGTGTTCCTGTCGGCTTAGATAACATGGGCGGAACAGACGCTGCACGACTTTCTGTTGCAAATACTCTCGGCGGATCAGGTGGAGCTGAAACTCATACGCTAACTTCTTCTGAAATTCCGGCGCATAGCCACGCAAATACCCTCGGAAGCAACACAGTTGCCTCAACTTCGCATACGCACACTGAAGGAAATCTTGCCACTGCAATCGGCGCTGTCAATAATGACGCTGGAACAATCGGGTACGAGTCAGGAACCCCTAGGCCAAACAGTAGAGGCCCTGTTTCTACTACTAACTATGTTGCTACAGGATTAACTATTTACAACGGCGCTTTTGGCCCTCTTACCTTTAATCACTATACAAGAGCATACGGAACAACAAGTGGCCCGACAGGATCTACTACTGTAAGTATCACAAATGCCAATAATACTGGCGGCGGCGGGTCACATAATAATATGCAGCCATATATCTTGATCAACTATATTATCAAGACTTAACTTGAGTTTTAAGGAGATGATTGTTATCATTGGTAGTGAGGTAAAAAATGACTACTATTGTTAATGACGTTTCTGATGTAGGTATTTATAATATTGTGGGGGATCAAGGAACAACCTTTATCCGCCAAATTGTCTACAAGAATTCTGCTGGGACTGCGATTAATCTTGGCACTGGCGCTTCTGCTCATATGATGGCTAGAAAGTCGTATCCCGCAACTCTGAAGACTGCGGCCTACAGAAGTGATCCTGTTATCTGGATAAGTTCTGACGATCTTCAATACATCGGATCAACACAGGCAATTACTCTCACTCCAGCTACCGGAATAATTAATATTTCAATCCCGTCATCTTTGATGGGAAGCGTTGAAGCCGGTATATATGATTATGATCTTGAAGTTAGACTTGGAACATCCCCCGGAGTTGGTTCTGCCGGGAATATTATTAAAATTATTCGCGGTTTATTTGAAGTAAGACAGCAGATGACGTACTTTAGTGGAGAGTATTATTACTAATGACTGAGGTTAATCAAACCACTAACGAAATTACTGTAAGTGGTATTGATACTACAGTTAGTGTTTCCCCCACTGCTGCTGGCCCTAATGTTACTGTTAATCGGGGGGTTCAGGCGATTACTGTTAGTCCTTCTGCTGTTGCTTCTGAGGCTTCTATTGGCATGGTTGGTCCGCAGGGTCCGCAGGGACCTATTGGTGACGGATCTGCTACTGTTTCTATTGGGACTACTACGACTGGATCTCCCGGTTCTTCTGCCGTTGTAGTTAATAGCGGAACTTCGACTGCTGCTATTTTAGACTTTACTCTTCCCAGAGGCGCTCAAGGGTTTCAGGGTCCTCAGGGCCCGCAGGGTGATCAAGGCCCGCAGGGCGCTCCATCATTTATAGAAGGTCCTGTAGGTCCGCAAGGATCGCAAGGTGCAACTGGCGCTACTGGGTCGCAGGGGCCTCAGGGCGCTCAGGGCCCAGCGGGAATTGCTGGAGAGCAAGGCCCTCAAGGATTCCAAGGGCCTCAAGGCGCTCAGGGGCCTCAGGGATATCAGGGGTCTCAAGGGTATCAGGGAGATATGGGTCCACCCGGATTTCAAGGCGCTACTGGCGCTCAAGGCGCTCAAGGTGCCACTGGTCCTCAAGGCCCTCAAGGCTCGCAAGGCGCTCAGGGGGCCGACTCATTTGCTCCCGGTCCTCAAGGACCTCAGGGTCCTCAAGGACCTTTTGGTATTCAAGGCTATCAGGGAGAGCAAGGAGTTGTAGGCCCGCCCGGTCCTCAAGGCGATCAAGGCTCTCAAGGTCCGCAAGGTCCTCAGGGAGCGCAGGGTTCAATTGGAGCGCAAGGCTCTCAGGGGCCTCAAGGACCAGAAGGATCTCAGGGATTTCAAGGTGTTCCGGGGCCGCAAGGTGATCAGGGATCGCAGGGGCCTCAAGGTCCTCAGGGAGCACAGGGTCCTCAAGGTCCTCAAGGTCCTCAAGGTCCTCAAGGAGATCAAGGACCTCAATCTACTGTTCAAGGACCTCAAGGAACCCAAGGTCCGCAAGGCCCGCAGGGCGCTACTGGCCCGCAAGGCGCTCAAGGCCCGCAGGGCGATGTTGGTCCGATGGGGCCGCAAGGCGCTGCTGGCCTTAATGGATCAGATGGCCCGCAAGGCCCGCAAGGTCCACAAGGCCCTCAATCAACTGTTCAAGGCCCGCAGGGCCCGCAAGGCCCGCAGGGAACTCAAGGCCCTCAAGGCCCGCAAGGAACTCAAGGCCCACAAGGTGCCGGAGTTCCAGTAAGTGGAACACAAGGACAGATTATTGTTAAAAACAGTGCCACAAATTATGACACTGTTTGGTCTAATAATTATGCTGGGTTTAAAAACTTTTTAATGAACGGAGATTTTCGCATTAATCAACGCGGATGGACATCTTCGACGGCATCTGGCACATATGGATTTGATCGCTGGAAACAGAGCAATGTTGGTGGCACAGTCACCATGACTCCGCAAAACTTTACGGTTGGATCTGGTCCTTCTTCTGATCATCAGCCGCAAAGATTTTTGAGAATTGTCACAAGCGGTCAATCCTCTACGAATAATGCCATTGTGGTTCAGGGCATTGAGGATGTTCGACTTCTTGCCGGAAAGACTGTAACTGTTTCTTTTTGGGCCAAGTCTGGCTCCAGTACTCCGAGAGTTGCAGTTCAGTTTGAGCAGAATTATGGATCTGGCGGGAGCCCTAGTGCTTCCACTTACACCTCAGTGAGCTATGGAAGTATCTTATCAACAAGCTGGCAGCGTTTTACTGTAACACTTGCAATTCCATCAATTTCCGGGAAGACAATCGGAACTACTGCAAATACTTCATATACTGCTTTATCATTGATTGTATCTAATGGTTCAGACGGAACGATTGGCATTCAAAACAATACTTTTGATTTCTGGGGTGTTCAGGTAGAAGAAGGATCGTATGCATCTTCATTTGAGGAGCGTCCTCTTCAGCTAGAGCTTGCAATGTGTCAAAGATATTATTATCGCCAAAATGGTACTACGGGGAGCAGTTATGAGCATTTTGGAATTCCGGGTGTAGTCGCTGTATCAGGTAATGCTAACCGTAATGGTTGGCAAGTCCCTGTTCCTCCAAGAAGAGCAGTTGTTTCTGCTGATGTATCAAGTAGTAGTATAGATGTTTATGATGGTGGTGGCCCGTATGCCCTTACTATAACAAATATTTATCATATAGCTGGAAATACTCAGATTGGCTTTGATGGGACTTTTACTGGCGGGTCAGTAGGGAGACCTTCTATTCCTCTGTTTAGAAATACATCAGGAGCTTTCATCGCTTTCAATGTAGACTTCTAAAATTGACTTTATGTAGTATCTGATATACAATTACAAGATTGGAGGCATGACGATGCACTCAGCGGACTTAAATTTTACTTTCCCGTTTCAAAAAATTAATCAAGAGCAGCGAATCGTAACTGGTATTGCTACAGCCGATAACGTGGATCTTGCAGATGATATTGTTAACTTTGACGCCTCAGTTGAGGCTTTCTCTAATTGGGTGGGGAACATTCGAGAAATGCACTCTCCTATCGCAGTTGGAAAGCTTGTTGATTGGAAGTCAGTTCCGGTTGAACATAACGGCCAAATGTATCGTGGCATCGAAGTTTCCGTTTATATCTCTAAGGGTGCCGAGAATACTTGGCAGAAGATCCTTGATGGAACACTTCGTGGCTTTTCTATCGGTGGCATGGTTCAGGATAGGAAGACTAGGTTTATGGAAAAACTTGGGCGGAATATTAATGAAATTGTTCGTTATACTCTTGGTGAGCTTAGTGTTGTTGATAATCCATGTAATCCTGCTGGAATGTTCGCTATGATCAAGAGTGTTGATGGCCAACTTGAGTATGTTGGCGAAAATCTTCAAGATGTTTTTTATTGTGAAGATGACAAGTACGCTTCTGTTGGCGCAGATAGCGCTTGCCCTGCTTGCTCTGAGGAAATGGTTATCATTGGTCGGACAGAGACATTTGATAGTGTGCAAATAAATAAGTTTATATCTTATTATGAAGATATTATGACGAAAGCTCTTTCCGATATTAATACTGTCCCCACTGACGCTATGGCCGCAGAGGCTCGTCGTGGTCTTGAGTGGAGAAGAGAATTTAATCGTGGCGGAACTGCTGTAGGTGTTGCTAGAGCTAGAGATATTATGAATAAAGATAGACTTAGTATCTCAACTGTTCGCAGAATGCACTCATTCTTTTCCCGCCATGAAGTTGATAAGCAGGGCAAGGGCTTCACTCCGGGAGATGGTTATCCTAGCGCCGGACGGATCGCTTGGGCTTTGTGGGGCGGAGATCCCGGTCAGACTTGGGCGCGCGCCATCACTAATAGAATTAAGGCTATGGAAAAGGCTGTCGGTACTGATGTCGAAGGAATGACTGTCGATGGGCCTTCTGAGATGATCTCGGAGACTACTAAGGCTGCAGCGAAGCGCGGAGATTTTGTTTCTTGGAATTCTTCTGGCGGAACTGCGCGGGGCAAGGTTGTGCGAGTTGAGAGAAGCGGAGAGATCGACGTTCCGAATTCAGACTTTAGTGTAGCGGGAACTTCGGAAGATCCTGCTCTTTTGATCCAGATTTGGAGGGAGGGCTCTGAAGGATGGGCTGCTACCGATACTTTTGTTGGCCATAAGTCTTCGACTGTAAGAGCAATTGCTGATCTTGATAAGTCTGTTGACACTGCTCAAATTGGTGAGGGTGGCGGTGGCATTAAAAATCCCGCTCAAGGCAATGAATTAGATTTTATTATTGGAAAAGTTGTGGTTGAGCGTGACGGAGAGTTCTGCGTCATGTCTGAAGATGGCTCTAGGAGCTTTGGTTGTTATCCTTCTGAGCGAGAGGCTAATAGCAGACTCGCTGAAGTTGAAAGTTTCAAAGAAATGAATAAGGCTACTACTAAGCGCGAAGATGGAGAAGATTTTCCTGCCGCCGCTTTCGCCTATGTTCCAGATCCTGAGTCGCCTTCTACATGGAAGCTGCGTCTTTGGGACAGTCTTGATGAAAAAGAGACTGTTGCACAAGTTTCCCGCGCCGTTTCGGCTTTAAGCCCTTCCGGTTTTCGGGGAAATAGAGTTCAGATTCCCGCAGAGGATCTTGCTTCTGTTAAAGCAAAAGTTCGTGCAGCTTGGCGTCAGGTTAATGGACCTGATCGTGAGTTGCCTGCAATTCTGAAGAGAGATAACTCCAATTATTTGGAAGACATCATAGAGAAAGGAGGCACAGATTCTATGAATTTGCAAGAAAATGAAATTAATGATAATGTAAATACTATGTCGGAAGATTTAACGGAAACACAAAAGCAGAGCATCCTGTCGAAGATGGGAGAATTTATTTTTGGTAAGCAAGAGTCAATTGAAAAGGCTCAGACTATCGAAGTAAATACTGCTAA